AATGTTTATACTAACAAACCTGATACCATAACAGTAGCTGAATTCTACTGGATAGAAACGAAGCCCGTGGTTCTTGTTCAAATGAACAATGGCTCTGTTTTTCGTGAAGATGAATTAGAACCTATCAAAGATGAATTGGCAGAAAAAGGTATAACAGAAAAAGCTCGTCGCACTCGCCAAGATCGTGTCGTTATGACCCGCAAAATGGACGGCGGTGATTGGCTTGATAATGAGAGCGAAACAGCGTTCAGTTGGATTCCGATCATCCCGACCTATGCTAACTACAATGTTAGTGAGAACAAAACGACTTATCATGGCGCTGTTGAAAAATTGATGGATGCGCAACGTATCTATAATTATGCTAGATCTCGCCAAATCGAAGAAGGCGCACTGTCTCCACGTGATAAGTATTGGATGACGGAAGCGCAGGCAGCTGGGCATGAAGATACATTACGTACGCTAAACACTAATGCTGATCCAGTTCAATTCTACAAACCAGATCCTAAAGCCCCGCCACCATATAAAGGAGGTCCGGCCCAGGTCAATCCGGCGCTATCAGAAACGGCGATGTCGGCACGTGAAGACATTACTCAAGGCTCTGGCCTGTTTAATGCTTCAATGGGCGATAATCCCGGTCTTCAGTCTGGTGTTGCTATTGAAGCGTTACAAGAGCGCGGTGATACTGGCACCTATGAGTACTTCGAAGCTCAGGAAGTGGCGATTTGTCACACAGCACGTATTTTGATCGACGCTATTCCTAAAGTTTATGATACTCAACGCCAGATTCGTTTGGTAGGTGAAGATGGTGCCGTTTCGACCGAGATCGTAAATCAAGTGATTATGGACGAAGAAACGAAAACGCCCATCATGATCAATGATCTATCACGTGCTCGTTATAGTATTGCGTGTAGTGCCGGTAAATCGTTCAGCAGTCGTCAACAAGAGTCTGTTGCGGCTATCACTGAAATGGCGCAACTCGATCCTTCTGTTGTTACTGAGGGCGGCGATGTTCTATTGAAGAACACTAATGCTCCCGGCCTTGATATCATCGCGGAACGTAAGCGCATTCAGCTTATTAATGCCGGTGTTATTCCTGAATCACAATGGACAGATGAAGAGCGCCAAAAAATTGAACAAGCTCGTGCTGAAGCTGCTAATCAGCCGCAAGAACCCTCACCAGAAATGGTGCTGGCAATGGCTGAAGAGAAGAAAGCGCAGGCTGACATTATGGCTCAGCAGATTAAACAACAAGAGCTTTCTCTTGACGCTGCACGAGTTAAAATTGAAGGCCAGAAAGTTGAGATTGAAAAACTTAAACTTACGTTGGATGCTCAAAATAGTCAATTGAAGGCTGAAAATGATAGGCTCACGACGCTTGTTAAGGCGCAAGAAACGGGCGCTAACACTGAGAAGATCCAAGCAGATACTGCTAAAACAGTCCAAGAAATCAGCGACAATGCAGCAGATCAAATAACGCAATTTGTTGAAAATTTTAACCGCTTGTCTGGGGAACCAGCTGAGTAATACGGGTACGCGACCCTTTCGCGATTTTACTCCTTGGAGATAACCATGAGTGACCAGCAAAATGCTGAGGTGCAAAACACTGACAGCAACCTTGATCAAGAAAATCTATTTGGTGCCACTATTGATGCCGGTACTGAAGAAGATAATCTGAAGCAAGGGGATCAGTCTAGTAGCACAACTAGCCAAGTAACTGATGATTCGGCATCATCCTCTGAACCGACCCAGAGCGAAAAAGTCGAGATTTCACCTGAAGCTCAAAAAATCATCGCCGAAAAAGCTTATGAGGAGCGTAAAGCTAAACGTGAAGTTGAGGAGCTAAGACAGCAACTCGCTGAAGCTAAAAAGCAGAGCGATCCCGGTGAGCCTCAATTACCATCTATCCCAGATCGTTGGGATTATGATAATGAAGCGGACTACCAAGCTGCTATCGATGAATATGCTGATAAAAAAGCAGAGCTACAGGCTTATCAAAACCAACAAACTCAACTGCGTGAACAGGAAGATAGGCAAAAGCAGGAAGCTGAACAAGAGCGCGTTAAAGCGCTAAACGAGAAAGTCGCCGTGTATTCTGGCCGTGCTACTGAATTAGGCATTAAGCCTGAGGAAATGCAGCAAGCTGGGCAAACAGTGGCGGCATATGGTCTTAAGCCTGAAATTGTCGATGCTATTTTAGCTGATGGTGATGGCCCTTTGATTACTCGTTACCTTGCTGCCAACCCTCAAGCAATTGATAGTTTGAACCAAACGACTTGGCTGAATGGCGCTACTGTCTTTAATGAAGTGAAGACACAAGCCACAGCTGTTAAACCGAAAACTGTTAGCGACGCTCCACAACCCACCGAGACCTTGTCCGGAGGAGCGACATCTGAGGATGATAATCCTTGGGGCGCTACGATCGAATAATGGAGGCCACTCATGGCTAATAACTTTGAAAGTAACTTTACTCGAAAGGTTATGATGAAGGTACTGGATCGTTTCGAATCCAACCGTGTACTTTCTCGTAACGTGAACACCCAAATGTTCCAAGGAGCATTTGATCCAAACTCCGGTGACACAGTAGATGTTAAACGTCCTACTGATTATAAGTCGGTACGTACTCCTACCGGTGACATCACTGGTCAGAAGAAAGACATCATCACCGGTAAGGCATCTGCCACTGTACAGGACTATATCACTGTTCCTGTTGATTACGACGAAGCCGACGAAGCCCTGAACATAGGCACTGATATCAATCGTTTTTGGGATGATATTGGCACTCGCATTGTTACCGATCTGGAAACAGATTTCGCTGGATTCATGATGCGTAATGCTGGTCTTCGTGTCGGTACTCCCGGTGAAGGTGTTAACTCTTGGTCTGAAGTAGCGGAAGCCGGTGCTTTGATGCAATCGTCCGGTGTTCCTATGGGTGCACCTTGGTACTATGCTCTGAATCCATATTCTCAGGTAGCTTTGGCCAATGAGCAGCGCTCTTTGGGCACCAATCCTGAAGTAGGTACCGCTAACGAACGCGCCACTGTGAAAGAAAATTTCGCTGGTCTGACCGTTAAAACCGCTACTACCCTGTCTTCTTACATGACTGGTGTTGGTGCCGACCGTGTTGGTGCTGTCGCTGTGAATCCTGATGTTACTTACGTAACTCATAAAGATTCCATGCGTCAATCAATCGCTGTCAGTGGTTTCCAAGCCAACTTGGAGATCAAAGCTGGTGAGACTATCGAAGTAACTGGCCGTAACCGTCTGAATCTGTCTACCCGCATGCCTGTTCTCAAGGCTGATGGCACTCAGGTTCTGTTCACCGGTACTGTGGTTCAGGACGTTACTCTGGATGGTACTGGCGCAGGTACTCTGCTGGTTACTGGTCCGGGCATCTTCGAAGCTGCCGGTGCTTACAACACCACTGACTCTGCTATTGTAGCAGGTGACGTCGTTACTCTGGGCGGTTCTGCTAGTACTGTGATTCAGCCCAATATGTTCTGGCATCGTGACGCGTTCACCATTGCTTCTATCCCCATCAAGAAGCTTCACAGCACGGATACTGTGGCTACTACTCGTGATGGCCTGCAGTTACGTACCTCGCTGTACGCTAGTGGTGATGCCAACAAGCAAACAGTTCGTATTGATTTACGTCCCGCATATGGCTCAATGAATCCGTTCTTCGCCGGTCAAGGCCACGGTAATCCTTAATAAGGACCTGTGATCTATTAAAGGGAGCAATGCTCCCTTTATGACTATCTAAACGCCTAATTGAGGAAATCATCATGGCTAAAGCAAAAGCACCTGAAGTTCAGGAAGAAGCAAAAAACCCGTATGAGGAACGCATCGTTTGGAATCGTCCTAGCGGTGAACAAATCATGACCAACAGCTGTCCTGCTACTATCAAAAAAGCAGAGGAATTAGGCTGGGAAAAAGCTGAGTAATAATTCAGCTATATAAATCATCACCGAGGTTAAACAATGGAAAAGGCCGAATCAATAATCAAATCAGCGTTGCAAGAAATTAAAGTTCAGGCCGCTGAAGCTCCCATCGAGCAAGTTGATGCCCAAGACGCTGTTCTGTATATGAACCGCATGATGGCGGCATTTGCTGCTGATGGGGTTAATTTAGGTTATACCAGTGTATCTAACCTCGGTGATGATGTGACTATTCCTGATGGAGCAATTGAAGGAGTTGTTTTTAATCTAGCTGTACGGCTAGGTAATTCCTATGGATTCCCCATAGGACAAATTCTTTTTGCCAATGCTCAACGTGGCGAAAATGTAATGAGACGCATTGCGCTAAATCTAGGCCCAATGTCCTATCCAGACACATTACCGATTGGTTCAGGTAATGAAGATCAATTCAATAGAACCGACAAATTTTATCCGCAAGAAGATACTCCTATTGAATGATGATATTGCTGATACTAATGATTACGTGGAAGTATTCGTTGCTAACGATGCCGGGACCACCGATTTATTGGTTTCGAGCGCTATTTTGAGAGTAAACTAATGCCTGATGTAGATATCCCAATAACGGATGGATTTTACGTATCGGACGCGCTTCCTATTTCTGCGCAAAGATGCATTAACTTCTATCCTAACTTTCCTGAAACTGATTCAGTGACTCAGGCCAACTTGTTCAATACTCCCGGCCTGAGTGAAGCAATCGATTTGACTAACCTTCGGGATATCTGCCGGGGCGCTCACACACTTAGGGATAAGCCTTATGTTATTATTGGCCAGAAATTACACCGCATTGATTTTGATGGCACCACTTTTACCAGCGCTCTCATTGGTACTATTGAAGGAACCGACCGAGTAATTATAGATGATAATGGTGATCAATTAGCCATTGTATCTCCTGATGCAGATAAAACTTATATCTATGATGTAGATTCTGCCTCTCTTGCTGAAGTAACAGATGTTAATTTTGATGGTCCGGCTTCGCATGTAGTTTATATCGATGGATTTTTTGTTTTCGCCAAAAAAGATGGAACTAAATTTTTCAATAGTCCATTGAAAGATGGTCGCGGGTTGCCCGGTGGAGTTGCTTATGATGCCCTTGATTTCTCACAAGCCGAAGCTGATCCAGATGATATAGCTGCGTTAGGGAAGTCAAGATCTCAGTTATATGTTTTTGGGTCTGAAACCACTCAGATATTCCGTAACACCGGCAGATCACCTGCTCCTTTCATTGGTCTATCGGGCGGTGTTGTTGATGTAGGTTGTAAATCACCTCAGACTATTCAACGGGTTAGCGGGGGCCTTATTTTCGTAGGGTCTACTTTTAATGAAACACCTTCTGTTTGGTTATTAATCGGCGGTAATAAAACAAAGATTTCCACTCCAGCACTCGATAACGAATTATCAAAATTAACAGAAGATGAAGTATCTGATCTTTTCAGTTGGTATTACGCTGAATCTGGTCATTTTTTCTATGGAATGTCATTCCCTGACACCACGTATGTTTACGATTTGGTAACTAAAAAATGGCATGAACGCCAATCAGTAGAAAAGGACGGGTCCAGTTTAACGCAATATAGGGTTGCGGCCATGACTGCTGCCTATAATAGGGTGATGGTTGGTGATTTACAAAATGGCCAAGTAGGATTTATTGACGAAGATGTTTATCTTGATTATGGCTTTTTATCCCGGCGTATCGTTACTACTAAAGCTTTTGATAATGGTGGCCATCCTATTTTCCTAGATCAAGTTGAAGCTGTCGTCGAATCCGGCATAGGTTTAACCGAAGATATGACAGTTAGAACTGGTTCTACCTCACTAGGAATTCCTATTACCGCCAAAGGTGGCTCAGATCCTCAAATCACTATGTCATGGTCTGATGATGGCGGACGTACTTTCAAAGGTCTATTGAGTCGTTCAATGGGTAAGATAGGCGAATATATCAGGCGTCCTATATGGAACAGATTAGGAAGATTCCCTCGATCCAGAATCCTTCGATTTGAGGTAGCTAGCCCAACTAAAGTTACTTTAGTTAAAGTGGAGGCCAGAATCAATGGCTGATCCTATTATTGTTCCTGCTTTTGGTCTTCCGGTAGTCGAAGAAGCCGGTATAATCGGTGGCATGGTATCTACTCAAGAGTTTCATAATTGGATGGCTCAGATCACAGAAGCGGTCAACAATACGCCTCCATTAACGGGGTCGGGTACTCCTGAAGGCAATATCATCGCATCTGTTGGTAGATGGTATGTAGATACATCAGCTGCCGTTGGTACCGGAATTTATTTCAAAGAAACCGGTGACGGCGATACTGGTTGGGCACAGAGGTCATAATGCAACCTGATTTTTTAATTGAAGATAATTTTCTAAGTCACTTTGATTCTTTCAGAAGCCATTGTGATGAACTTGATTATAGTGGCATGACTAACGAAAAGGATGATGTATTTTACCCTAATGTGACTGATGAAATACCTGTTCCAGTAAAACATGAGATCATAGATAAGATCGAAGCGTTACTTGGCAGAAATATCAAGGTAAATGCTATGTTCCTCAGGCAGAGTCCAGAAGGGGTTAATGTCCCTCACCCAGCCCATACCGATATTGCTATGGGTCGCTATGGGTTCATGCTTTATATCAATCGTCTTGAAGATTGTCTAGGCGGCACAGCATTCATAGTTCATAAAAGAACCGGTCTTTACAAAAACCCCATAAATGACCTTCAGCAAAAAGTGTGGGACGAAGATCATGCTGACTTAGATGCTTGGCAGATAAACGTTATGTGTGATATGATGCCTAACAGAGCTTTGCTTTTTGATGCAAATTTGATGCATATGGCGATGCCGTCAGGTGGATATGGACAAGGGAATAAAGCTCGTCTGGTGTTAACAGCATTTTTGGATATAGAACAATGATCAGAGAAGGCAAAATCAACGATATTCCATCTATTGTTCGAATGGCCCAAGAATTCTGGAAGCATACAAAATATCCTGATGCTCCTTTTTGCCCTAACATGGTAGCTGGGATGGCTGAACATTGTATTGATAACAATATGATGGCTGTTGTCGAAATTGATGGCAAGGTGTGTGGTTTTTGCTGCGGTATTAAAGGGCCATTACTAGCATCACCTAATTATTTCATCGGAACTGAGATTGCATGGTGGGTAGATGAAGAACACCGATCCGGACGCAATGCTATTGGACTGTTGAAGAAGATGGAAAAACTGGCTAAAGAAGCTGGGTGTATTCAATGGAACATGGTGTTCATGTATTCATCAATGCCTGATTTTGTTGAGGGTATGTATGAAAAAATGGGCTATGAGCCTTACGAAAAATCATATGGTAAGAGGTTAATATAATGGCAGCAGTTACAGCAGCAGTTGTAGGTACGGCAGTGGCGGTGAAATCAGCCCGTGACGCTAAACAGGCCCGTGAAAGCGCTGCCAAGGATCAAGAACGCGCGGCTATCCAATCCGCTAAGCAATTGAAAGAAGCTACTAGATCCGGTGAACGTGATATATTACAAGCCCAAAAGGAAGCAGCCCAACGTATTGCTTTAGGTGCTACCGAAGCTGAATCAAGATTACAACCATTTTTAGAATCAGGTATCCAAGCTCAACAATTAGCCACTGACCAAATTCTCGGTGGCGCTCCTATCTCAGGCGGCATCGCTGATGTTGTTAGGGAAGCAGCTTTGGCCGGGGTTGATCCTCGTATTTTTGCTACTGAAGGAATCCAACCTGAACTAGCTAGGCAAGCTGATTTGGCTGTTAGTGGTATCACACCTGATATTAACCAATCGCTTCTTGCTCTTGGCGGTCAAGGCATTGCGACTGCGGGTGACATCGGTGCTATCCGTTCACGTGGTCTTGAAAGTCTAGCCGATATCGCCGGTGGTACTGGGGCACAACGAGCTTCGTTGTTGGTCGGTACTGGTGGTCAATTACAAGAACTTGGTGGTTCTGCTCGTGAAGCCAGATTACTTGGTGATGTAGCAGGTCAACAATTTAGAACTAGTGCAGCCGAATCATTGGCCGGGTTGGCCGGGAGAATTTTATAATGGCCATTAATCTTGGTAATATAGATTTAAGCAATTTTAGTAACTTGAATATCCCCGCTGCTGACCCTAATGTTCAAACTGCTTTAGGTGCTGTCAGGATAGGAACTCCCGGAACTGATCCCAGTACTCTTAATCCTAAAGATATTGATGCTTTGATTAAGGCTCGTACTCCTGAAGCATTACGTTTGGTGCGCGAAGGGTCTGCAGAGCAATTGCGTCTAGCCGAATTGGCCGGTCAAGCTCAACGGGAACCATTAGAGCAATTTGATGATCTCCGTGCTTTTGAAGAACAAGCCGC